TCTGCCATGTGGACTGCACTTGTTGCTGTGGGGTCAGCTATAGTAGCAGCTTTAGGAACTATAAGCGCACCAGTATGGCTTATAATAGCAGCTGTTATCTTGATAGGTGTTGGATTATATATCTTTTGGGAGGATCTAAAAAGAGGTTGGGCCAAGATGAAAGAAGATTTTAAAAGAGGTATTAAAAAACTAAAAGCACTGGGTCCGAAAATAAAAAACTGGTTTACTGATACAGGAGAGGATATTGCTTATAATATTAAATGGTTAATTGCAAGAATTAAAGATGGTGTTTTAAATATGGCCAATTGGATTATTGATAAAGTAAATTATGTGCTTCCTAAAAGATGGGAAATTGAAAAATTTGATGTAAGTAATGTAAAAGATTTAGAGGCAAAAAGATCAGAACAACTAAAAGACAGAACTGAAAGAGACGCTGAGTTAGATAACGCTGTAGCAGCTGCCAAAAAATCGGAAGATGATGTAAAATTAGCAGAGACAACTGTTGCAACAACTCAAAATACTCCACCTGTTATTAATAATGTTAATAATACATCACAAAACAGGTCACACTTTACTGGACAACCATTACCTCGTGATTCGTTTATGAGAGCACAAAATGAAGTTAGATAAGTGTAGAACTGGCCCCTCATTCCCGCCGTTACTACGATACCGCCTGCCGCATCCGATACCTTTCCGCTTTGAGTATTAAGAATCCCCATTCTTAATCGTCCCTTCACTTAGAATTAAGTGATTCAGTAGGCCGACACGAGCCTACATTCCCTGGTCTTTTGTTAGGTATTAGTTATTTATAATCCTAACGAACTTTCTTTAGTTCTCTGCAGCGAGTTTTTCAAAATAAGATATTGAATTATCTTCTTGATTACTTGCGGCTGCTTGAACTGGAGTATCACTCCAAGGTTGTTCATCAGCTGTAGCAGTATTACCTACTGAATTATCTTCAGCAATGGTCTCTGCAGTCGCTGTTGAAACACCATCAAAGCTCAATCCTAATACTCGTTCCATTTTCTCTTTCAATTCGTCATAAGACTTGAATTGATCTGGAGCTATAAGCTCTGCGAGAGAATGTTGTTTATTGTAAATGGTCTCAAGTTCAGAATCATCTTCTGACACAGGTGCCGAAGCTGAGAATTCTGATTTATCATAATTCCAGTAGCCATCTACTTTTCTAACTTTAAGTTTAAAGTCAGCACCTTCCCACATATCAAATGGATTGAGTGGTGATTCATCTTCGAATTGAGGTTGCATTACATCTTTGACTTTCTCAAAGATTTTTTTACCGAAACGATAAAGCATTACTTTACCTTCAAACTCGGGATGTTTAGGATCAGAAACAACTAGAACATTAGATACATAATGTAATCTTCTTTTTTGTTTTCTAGCTATGTCTTTATTAGCATCATCACCAGAGTTCCATAATTTAGTATTATGTTCACTAACTGGATCAGCTTTTCCTAAAGTTGTTAAAGATTTCTCTATAAACCAACCACCTGGACCTTGAAACCCATGATCCCAATATTGGATCCATGGAAGTTCTTCTCCATTGGCTGCTGGTAAGAAACGAAGGACTGCGTATCCATTACCTGATTTATCAAGTTCTGGTTTCCAGTATCTATCGTCTGCGAAATTTTTTGTTGAAGCTTCTGAATCTTTTTCAAGAGCGGATTGAAGCTTATCAAATCCTCCCCTGCTGCGTTTTAGCTCATTAAATGACATTGTATTTTTCTCCTTATATGCATTGTATTTTATTTTATAAAACTATCGTATGTTAGTAAAGATTTCTCTTTACCCTTATATATATGGTAATCGCATTTTGCAAATTTGTCAAGGACTTTTTTGATCTGTGCTTCCTGAGTTCCCGCCATAGTATTCGGTTCATCAGTACCGATTCTTAATCTGGAAGTTTCTTTCTTCCGACCATAATTATCAGTTCCCGCATATATATTCTGATAAGTATCTTCTACAAAGTTCCAAACTGAATCGAAACCTAGTAAATTTATCTTATCAAAACCTTTGTAACAAGCATGAGCCAAAGCATTAGAGCCACAGAAAAAGTTTACACTAAATTCTGGATCCTCTTTTGGTCCGGTCATACTCTCTATTTTCCATAGTGGATCGCATCCAACTACATGAACTTGTTTTGACTCTTTATTTTCATCGCCAAATATTTGTACATAATGATAAGCGTTTGGATTATCATCATATATCTCATAATCTCCGTGTCTAAATTCTTCTAATAAAGACTCTTTATAATCTATTGGAATAGGACTCCAATCAGGAAATATACACTTGTTATTCTTTGGATAACCTGAAGCACATATCTCTTTAATTACTCCTGCATCTCCTGATACAAGATAGTCTGGTGTAAAATCTCTATACAGAGCATTACAACCAAATGTTGTTCCTTCTAATTCTTTTAAATCAATCCCTTTTCTTGAAGGACCGTTTCCTATTATCCAAGCTACTTTAGCCATATACCTTTTAATATTGTTTGTAATTTCTTATGTTCTAAATCTAAAAAAGGAGCTAAGCTGTCTAATCGTTTTCTTTCTTTTGGCCAGATGAAATCTTCTGATATCATCTGGTTATAATCTTTAAAAATATCAAAGATTTTATCAGCAGCAATGATAGTAGAAGAACAGATTCTTCCACCTAGATACTCTCTTAATATATTAGAATGTTGTCCGTCTTTAATACCTATACAAATATCTATCTGTTTGTACTTATCAAATAAGTATCTCATATCTTCTGTAACTGCATATGTTAATTGTTGTTTTGTTTTCTTGAATTCTTTATAGTTCTGTTCACACTCTACATCTAGTAAATTTTTAACATAGAACTTTCCTTTAGAAAGATTAGCTACATAAAAATCTTGTAATTCTGTATGATACTTTCTAGCTAACTTAGCAAAATGATATTTGTCCTTTCTCTTGAGAAAAGTTTCTAACTTAACTGTTGTCTTTCCAGCGTATTTAAAATAGTCATAACTGTCTGTATTGAAGTGATTGTTAATAGCTAGATATAAACAGTAGGCATCGTATCCTTCTCTACTCGTCATTAATACCACCTTTGGCGACTACTTAATGTATTATTCATTTCTTGATTCTTCTGTTCTCTACGAATAGCTTCTTTCTTTTTTCTTTGTCTTTTCTGTGCTGGCTTTTCGTAGTATTCTCTTTTTCTAACTTCTTGAATAATTCCTGCTCTATCAACTTTCTTTTTAAACTTTCGTAATAGTTGATCGAAGGATAAAGGTCTAGGTTTGTTCTTATCGAATTTTTTCTTTTTATCAAAGTGTTTTCTTTGATGATAGGGTTTTTGTTGTTGTGGTCTCATATATCTAATTTTACATTTGATTCATCTTTTAAAAATCTTAAACTAACTGCTTCAGCTTTAATCTTTTCTTTTAGTGGTGGTGTTATTAATCCCTTAACTGAATCAGGTTCAAGGTGATTCTCTTGACAGAAATAAACTATCGCGTCTATATAACTCAACTTCTTCTCAATAACCAATTCTTCAACTGATGTCGTAAACTTCTTTTTAGTTAAGATCATATATCTATTATAACAGCTTTTGCTGAGATGTCAAGGTGTTATAAATAACTTTGTATTCATAACTATTATAATTACGGATAAACGCCATGAATGTTAAACAATCTTGGCGCAGACACGGCGAAGAAATTAAAGATGTAAGTACAGGTTTTCTAGAATGTTCAGTATACATATTAGGAATATTTTCTCCTTTCATCTTTATGTGGATTAGTGGGTTCACCATTTAATTCTCTTAGGCACTGTTCCAAGTACCATCATTACATATTATATTCGGCTCTGTATTGGGCACGAACTTCCTTTAGCTGGTCTAACCAATTCTTTGGTTCTTCAACAAATAATTGTGATTGACCTGTTTCTTCTACAGCAACAATAGTTACTATTCGTTCTATTGATACATTATACATTTCTTCAAACATCTTAGCATAAGCTGTTTCTTGTATAAAGTAATTCTTAATCTTACTAGCCGACTTAGCTTTAGTGCTAGTCTTGAAATCTATAACAGATACTTTACCAGCGAAGTCAGCTATGCAATCTACTCTACCTGCCATTTCTAATTCATGGCTATACATAGAACCTTCTAACATATAGATATCTCCGAGCTTTTCAGTAATTGCTCTTGTCTGATTAAACATCATCTTATCTATAGGAGTAGCCTTAGCTAACTTCTCTGTAATATCTAAATTGTTTATAAAGTCCTCCATCATATAATGATATCGTGTACCTCTACCGGCCGCTTGAGAAGATATCTTATTAGCTTTTTCTTCACCAACCCATTTTCTCCAAGCCTCTATTCCTTTTCTATTCATTAATCCTGTTACTGTCGTAACTGAAGGATAATGTTTTCCTTCTGGTGTTGTGTAATATCTCTTTCCGTTTATTGTTTCTGTGGGTAATGAAACAGACTCGTACCCTTCTAAATGATTAAACATTATATATTTTTTTTCCTATGTTTTTTAATAATTGTATCTGTCTTTACTTGTTTAGCTGTTCTTCTATTGTGTTGTTTATCTACAGCACTACCAGGATGGCCTTCACCAACTTTCTGTAAGACTTCTTTAAACCCACCTAACTTTCCAGTTCCTACTCGTGCTCCACTCACTATATTAGGAGCATGAATAATTTGTTTTAAATGTGGATTTATTTCTTTGTATTCTTGAAGTTCAGAAAAGGACATAAACACTTCATGTTGTTCACCTGTATCTTTATCTTCTAATGTATAAGTTGGCATTAGCTCCTTTTCGTCCTTTCTATTAAAATATCAATCTCTTTCATCTGTTGTTTAGATTGAGGTTCGTATCTCATTAATCTATCAAGAGCTCTTTTTCTTCTACCTAAAACTCCACCTGTATGACTAAATTTTTTCATTACTTCTTAATCTCTATATCTTCAAATTCCATTTCACCATCAGGCCCTATACTAACCCACTTCTCACCTTCTTTAACTTGATAACCAGGTTGTGGTGGTCTTTTAAAAGTCTGTGGTTTTGAATCTAAAACATCAGGAATTTTATCCATCTTTTCTTGAATCTTTCCTTGAGTTTCTAAATCAGTTTTATTTAATCTATCTGAAAGTATTGCATATGTTTCTTTCTCTTTCTTTAAATCTTCTAATGCAGAATCTCTATCGTTAATCAATTCTGCTATTCTCTTATGTGCATTACCTAATTGAGATTGTAGGTCTTTCATATTATTTTGTAAAAGTTTTATATCACTTTCTAAACTCATTGTGGTCTCCTCTCTGCTTCTGGCCTTCTATCTAAAAATAATTTTATAACACGCTGTTCTCCTTCAGTAAAATCAGATACTCTTTTAGGCCCCCATGTTGTTCCTACTCTAACACACTTGTTAGCTGTATTACAATACAAGTTCCATTCTTCATCAGTCATTTGTGTCTTATGAAGTTTATCTTCTGTTTCTTTATAGATTTCTCTCCCTAGTTCAGCAAAAAACATTTCTGCTGGGCTTGGATCATATAATCCTCTTGGTCTACCTCGATACATTTCATTCCTTCTCATTATCTTCCTTATTTTTTAATTTTTCTGTTAAATCCAAAACATTGTCAGGAATATTTCCACTATAGATATCTTTCCCTTCTTGTTCTGCCGTATCCTCAATATCAGGAAATTCTATTCCTGGTCCTGATGCATTGGCGGCTGTTAATGATATAGATAATAAATCTTTACCCATTAACTCAGCTGCTATGTTCCCTGTTGGAGAATGGAGAATTAAATTATCTAATCCATCAGCATTCCTAAAATAACTATCAATCATTAAAGCAAATTGAACAGCTGCTTTATAAACTTCATGGTCAGGCCATGACATTTCTCTTACGATTGAATCTCCATCTTCTGCAAATACAAGCTCAACTGTTTTATCTCGCTTTAACTTAATAACAGCATCTCCTTCAAATATCTCTATATCAAACTTTTTTCTTTTTTCCATCTTCTTCTCGTACATGCTTCATAAAATTATTGAATCCTGTATCGTCAAGATACGGGACTTTAATTCCTTCTGTATTTTTATATTTGTTATCTCTCAGATAAGAGAGCATATAGGTACTCCCTTCCGCTTCTCCTTTTTTCCAGGAATGACGGACGGCTACTAATATAAGTAAGATATATGCGGCGCCTTCAATCAGGCTTATTGATAATTCGTTCATTGTGTAACATTATATAATAAGTGTACCTGCGGATACAAGTTTTTCTATGTTCTTGTAACTTTCTGTATTCTGTCAATTTGTGATGTGATGATAGCCTTTCTATTAGGCCAATAGATATATTCCTTATCTTCATTCTTCATTAAGTTTTGAAGTAATGGAAGAATAAGTTTTTCACATTCTATTAATCTATCTTTATAATCCAATTCTTTTTTAGTATCAATTGCTTCTAGATTTTCTTTATGATCGTCAAGTTCACCTAGTGCATTACTAATTAATTTCTGTAGTAAATCAACTTTAGAGTCTAGAGTTTCTATCTGTGCTGAGTTAGCTTGTCCCGCATTTGATGCTGCAACAGCTTTTAACTGTTCTGCTACTTCTTCACCAATACCAGCTTGTTCGCCAGTCTTAGTTACAAGTTCTTCTTGATCAACTGCAGTAAAACCAAAATCATTTATTTCAGCCATTTTCTTTTACTCTCTTTACGATTTTAATTCCTCGCCTAGTTAATTCGTTTCTTATTTTCTGTTTAACTTTAGGTTTAGTATTGTCTTTGTTTAATTCTTCAAACAATTCTGTTTGAGAAATTGTTTTAATATAATAGTGTTCTGCTTCCCAACGATTTGTTGGTCTACCAGTTTCAGGATTTTTAATCCATCGTTTTCCACTCTCTTTTAATTTAGTTGGCATGTCATTATTTTTATGAAAAGATCAAGGGGTGTTAGTTCGCCATCAAATTGGCACAATCTTAATACTTCACTCCCCTCTCACTTATAAGCTTATTCGTCAGAGTCAGTATCTACAGCTGGTTCTTCATTAACAACTGGTGCTTCAACAGCGGCCGGAGCCTCTGCATCACCTTGTTGTTCACGAATCTCAGCTAAGAAGGTTTCTCTTAAACGACCAACACCTGCTAGTTCTTCTCCTCTAAATGCGCCTCTTTGTGAGCACACATCTATAATAGATACTACACCTGCTAAGTCTTGAGCGGTTACTATTTTCGCTTCCATAATATTACTCCCATAATATAATTATATTAAGTAGAATTTATTTCTACTATTCTATTTTCTCACCGCTTTGCATATTTGTCAAGGTTTTTCTCCTATTAAAATATTGAATGCGGCGTCTCCTTTGTATCTGTTTTTTGGTGTTATTAGAAAATCTTCTTTTTCTCACGCTGGAAATCTAGATACAGTGCTTGCTTTATCTGGAACATTAGAATCAACCTCTTTCACTACAGGAGCTTCGATTGATACATCTGTTGTATATCCAGATTGGAGTCCTGTTCCTTTCCATGTGGAAGAATCAGAATCCCAAAAAAATTCTATGACTTCATTTTTAAATGGGTCTAACATTTTAAGTAATCCACCATATGGATCAAAATGTCTTATCTCTGCTGCTAATGATTTACCATCAGCATCTTTATAAAAGACAGTTCTTTCTTCTTGTGTTAGTCCTAATTTATTTAAAGTCATACTAGTATTTATTCAGTAAGTTCGTTTGATTTGGGCAACCAATCAGGAAAAGTTTCAAGCATTAATGCTCTTGTCATTCCTTTGTATGGTATCTTCTTGCTTACTACTGACATAAGAAGTTTAGCTTCAGATTCATGAACTGACCTAAGGATATTTAAATAAATATCTTCTCTCTTAGCTTGTTTCATATCAGGCCCACCTTTTACAAGGTACTGAAATTGTCTATGTGCTCTATTTAATCTATCGTCAGCTAAATCAACTGCCGGTACATCAGAAAACTGTACACCTTCTGGTAATGGTCCGTCAGGGACTAACCATACGATTGCAGGATGATATGCTCCTTTGATTATAAGTTCCATATCTTTTCTATTCTTATATAGAGATAGAAATTCTATTTTGTCCTTTTTGCTTTTAAGTTTTGATGCTTCCGAAAGTATTTCGGCGACAGATGCATCTTGAACCATTTGTGGTAATGCCATAATTAAATCACCTTTAGTATTATCATGTTGTTATTAACTCGACCAGTAACTTTACTAGCCTTTGAATTTATTTCATTCATAGTATTATTTAGTACAATTTTACCCCCGCCTAAAACACGATCCAAATAATGGGTTGTCTTGGCTCCTAATTTCTTGATACCAGATGTTTCTTCATCAAAATTATGTATGGTTGTTCCCTTAACATTTAGTCCACCACGATCCATTGCATGATAGTAGCTCAACTGATTAGTCTTTGTATTAAATAAACAAAGTGTCTGAGCTCCTATAATATCACTAGGATCTATAGATGTTATCTTATTATCTACATCTTCATCTAGGAATTTTAAGTTCTTTACTTTATCTGTTGCTGATAACTGTTTAGCCTTCTTGGCCTTCCTTATAGGTTTATGATTCTCAGCATATCGTAAACTGTCTGTTTGTATTCTTGTAATGAAATTAATGAAGTCTCCTTTCTCACCTTTAGTCATGTGAGAATACGCTTCTTTTAATTGTTTAGATTTTCCATCACGAGCTTCTTTAACTTCATCTATTATTTCTTGATATTGTTCTGGTATCTTATTAGCAACTGTAGCAGATATGTTTAGGCCTACTAGATACTTGTACATATCAAATGGTTCTACATCCCATACATCTATGGCATGGTCTACTTCACCTAATATAGATTGAACTTTAGCATCTATGTTTTCTTGAACTGTTTTTCTTTTCTTAACTACTTTATCTTTATCTACTAGCTCAGCACCCAAATACATATTAAAAAGATTGTGTGCTTTCTTATTCCAGTTTTTTAATTCTTCGTGAACATAAGCTTGTACATATGCATTGCCTGTCATTCCTTCTGGAAGAGGTTCATTCTTTGTATCTACTTGAGGGAACTTAACTCCGTTCTCTAGACCACGAATGAAATAGGCTAGAGTTCCAGGTACATACATCTTTGAAAACTTACTAGCGTTCTTATACTTAAACTTTTTGGCATAAGAGATTATGACCTGATTTACTTTCTTGCGGTCATACATATAATTATACCAACCAAAGAACTCATGCCAACCCTTATTATCAAAATAATCTCCACTAGGTTCTAAACCATAGTGCATTTCATCAATAGACTTGACCTCGGCTCGTGTCTTACGAACTGGTTTTCTTCTAGCTTTTGTTGTTTTTCTATTTGCCATATAAATTTATTTAGTCATTTAAAACTTTTAAATAACTTTTTACTGTATATCCACCATAATCTTTCATGATAATAATATGCAATTGTTTTAATAATACTGTCAATCGTCATGATAGCTCCTGCTATTTGCCAACTCCCTGTTATCATAAAACTTACTAATCCTGTAACTCCTATAGAAAAAATTCTCCAACAGATCGACTTAATTAATGATAATCGGCGACTTGATATTTTCATTGTCTGTAAAATATATGCTCCTCTATTTGTACTATCTTGTCTAAAGCTTTAGCCCATACAGGTAATACTTTAGTGCTATGGTAATGTGTTGAACCTTCTGTAATATCTAATGGTCTTTCTTCTATGAAATCTACAGCTAAGTAGAATGCTTCTTCATAGGAAAATCCCCATGTCTCTACAGGTTCATCTGACCTGCCATCACAGTACCAACTAAACTGACATGAATGTAAATCAATTCTTCCACTAGGATAGAATTTAGTTTGTTTAACTACATTACATATTGTGTTAGGATATCTATTATGGTCAACTCTATTAAACACAACTTGTGCAACAGCTACCTTTCCTAGTAATGGTTGATTGCGTGCTTCCCAATAAATGTTTGATGCTAAGCAATGATAGTCATTATCTAAATCAAACGGAATATTGTGTAATCTTATTTCTTTAACTATTTCGTTTGTTTCAACTACAGCTTCTTTAACTTCTCCTAAATCTGATAGAATTCTCCATTCCATTATCATTAAGAAAGTAGCTGCACCAAGAATAAACGCTTTGATGAAATTTTTAATCATGTGTTCTTTATTTATATCTCCGTTAATTTGTTAATCCAAGTATAACCCCATATAATAGAATTGTCGTGGCCACAGTATTAAGAATTATTAATGCTCTGTCTTTCCACATAAGTCCTACGACTAACCAACCAAACGCTCCGATGCATGAAAGAGTTAAATCAAGAAACATATATTCTTGAGTTGTTCTTAACATCATTCCAACTATTAATATAAATGAAGATATCCATTTGATATACCAATCGGCTGTTTGAGTTTTGTGTTTTTTAATCATAATTAGTTATATACAAATGTTGAACTTTAGATCCTGAATGATCTTTCCCTTTACCAAAATTTTGCATGTACTTAAATTCTTCTGTCTGTATGTTAAAATCACATAATTCATCTTTATAGAAATCACAAGCTGAATGTATGAACAACCATTTTGATTTTGTTTTCTTCATTGCATCAACAAGTTCTATATGTAATTTTCCACCATCACCATTAGAATATCCCAACCTATCTAAATAAGGTGGATCTAAAAAAATCCAATCATTTTCATCACACTGCTCGATAACAGAAATAGCATCATCATTATAGAGTTCTACTTTTTCTTTAAAGAATGTATGATGTGCGGGAGATAGATTACAAGCCATTTTCTTATAGTGTCCAAACGGAACATTATATTTACCATTTGAATTATATCTTTCCATACCAGAAAAACATAACTGTCTAACTACAATATACGCAATTGCATATTCTACTGTAGTATAATTCTCAGGAGAGTTTATTATGTTTCTAGAAACATAATATTCTTTTTCTAATTCGTCATGTTCATAACATTTAATCTCAGCAATTCTTTTTTGTATCTCATTATAGTTATCTCCTGCTATCTCTTTATAGAGATTAATTACAGCTGTATTAATATCATTTAAAATACATGCATCACTATAATATAATGACACGGCTGCACCACCACAGAAGGGTTCAACAATTCTTTTATATGTTGATGGAGCTAGTTGTTTAATTATTGGGAGTTCTTTAGTCTTGCCTCCTTGATATTTAATAATTGGTTTCATCTAATCATTTCTCCATACACCGGTAAGCTTTCAAAATATTCAGCTTCTGTGAATTGAGTATCAATCTTACTTAACATCCATTTAACACCATATACATTTATTTCTTTAATCTTATTATACTTAGTAAGATATTTCTGTTCGATATCAGACATAACTGGAACAAAATATCCACCTAAATCAGCACCTAAAACTTTTCGCACATCTAGTATTTTTTGATCAGATGCTTTACTCTTTTCACTATCTAATCCAAGATTGCATTTACTTTCAAGATAATATGTTTTACCATCATTAGCTTTAAAATGATGATCAACTTGTTTCTGTTTACCTTTAACAATTATTCTATTACCATTCTCAATCAAATTCTCACACTTACTATCGCTGATAACTTTATTCCAAAAATCTTCTAAAAAATTACCAATTTGAATATTTCTAGAATTAGTTGATATTTCATTAAACCCAAATACCCTATTAAGAGTAGATTGCATCGGTATTAATTCGATACCTTCAATCAAGGGTTTGAGATTATTGTCAAGATAATTTGTCATATATATTATAAAGGGCGAGAGAGATCGGTACACTTAGGGAACTTTCACTTACTACAGTATATATCATTACGAAACCCAATTTACGAAATACCATTCGTGATCCCTCTCTAAACTTTTTTTATAATTCCTTTAGCTGTTTTAGCAATATTTTCATGAGCCCTGTCATAGTATTCTGGCCATGCATAATCTTCTGAAAAGTCATTTACTAAATCTCTATACTCTGGATAACCAGAATAAGGATAGATTGCAAATGTGTCTGCAAACTCCTTATTAATATAACTCTGCGGTCTACTATAGTTGGGCTTTGATACGCCTCTGTATTTAACAGAAAACAACCTTGTTTTCATCAGTTCCCTTACAACGGGATTCTGTCTTTCTGATATTGGAATTCCTTTGAATAAGCTTGCCTCATTCTTAGGGCTTTTGTAATTATTTAAATCTATCATATTTCTCCTAAAATAATCTCATTTGTTTTGAAGTAGGAAAATTCTTTTCCCTAGCATCTTTTAACCAAGCATTGTATTCAGGTGTTGAAACAACATAATATCCTAAATCTCTGTCGTAATGAACATCAAGTTCATCTGCTTCTTTGTGGGTTATCCACCCATGTCCTTTGACTTGTTTTAAATCTTCTATTGAAACTTTGTAATGTGAACCAAACGCATCTTCAACAAAAATTGTTTTTGTCAATGGTCCTGATCCATAATTGCTTTCACCGTAATTTACTTTACCAACTTTTTCTATAATTGGATAATCTGGTGTTTTGAAATAGTGATGTTCAAATTGTGGTTTTTCAATACATTTTTCCAAACCTTGTTTAATTTCTATTCCTATGTAATCTGTATATTTAGCACCCATTATGATACCACCGCGTCGTAGTCAATCATTTCTCTAGCCTTGCTAGCCACATCATAATGATCTAGATAACTAGGAGTTTCTTCACTCGCTTTATCCATTATCATTTGATCTATGATTGTATCATTGTATTGTTCACCATCAGATAAATTGTTATTAAATCTAATGTCCTCATTGACTGAATCAGCAATCGCTTGAGCTAATCCATCGTATGTCATTCTTAATTGTGTCATTTATTTTTACCTCTATTTTTCATTCCTACAGGATAATCTTTGTAATATCCTAACCAGTCATATTTCTTAATAAAAAAACTTATTGGACTGGGTGTTAAAGTGGTGAAATTCAGTCCTAGATTGAGAGGAGCACTGCTGCCCTTCGAACCTAGAACTGTTATCAAACCAACTTTGTCTGCCGCAATCAGGACTACTGAACTGTTGGTTCCATTTTTCAGGAGAGCAAGTGACGCTCCGACTTTGTTGGTTAATTTCTTGATAATTTTTAAATCTTTTTTCATTCTGTACCTATATTATAACAAAAGTGTACCCGCGGAATCAAGTTAATCATTTCTTTCTCCGTTTCCCCAATCAATCACAACTGGAAATCTTGGAATGTTATCTACCGATCTTTCAAAATAACGACAAGTGACCCATGTAGGTTTTACTTCTTGTTCTAGTAATGCTTTAAGTGTTTCTTGATTTCCTCTCACTCCACTTTTAAATGTATTATCACCATCAGTCAAAACAAAGTGTTTAGCATATCCTGCCCAATTACCTTGGCCTTCTAATACTTCTAACACTTCAAATTCTTCTGTTATAAATTCTTTTCTTTTGAGAAGATTTCTACTTCTCTTGTTCTCATATGGTGTATCGTTTCTAATCATTTGACCTTCATAGCCTTTTCTAAGATAATACTTGTAGCAATTATTGATAGCTGTTTGATTGTCACACCATGATGTTTCTACAAATCTCAATGAATATTCATCTGGTTGTATATCTTCTCCAATAGCTATATCGTTATCTAACCAAAATGTTCTTACTGAAAAGATAGCATCTGGATTATTCTTATCATAACAATCATAAATGTGATACTGAACTTTCTCATGACATTCTTGAGCTTCTTCTGCAGTCGGTTTTACTTTACGAACTAAACTAGTGATCTTGTTAAAGTCTGCTTTGAGTTCGTGATTATAAAGTTCACCATCTAAAATAATATCTGGTTCACTTTCAAAAAATTCTTTTAAGTCATTCTCTATATGAGAACAAGTTGTAATCGCTTTACCTGCTCGTGTAAACAATCCATCTTTAGTTGCTATACATCTTATACCATCTAGTTTCGGTTGACTGAACGCCTGTGAGCCATGTGCTCTCTTTGTGTAATCGTGAGCTAGCATAGGTTTGAACTTATCGTAAGAGTCAACTTTTTCTATATCTTCAAAGTATTCTTTTTCTTCTTTCTTTTCCCACTTGGCTATAGCTTCTTTCTCAGCTTGTTCCGACGGAGAAGTTTCATTGATTTTTCCGATGTTTTTACCTTCTGTAAGTTTCCATTCAGAATATACCATTTTACCACCTTGAATCCCAGCGACTGTTCTATAACCAGGAGCCATTGGCTGGCCAGTTCCTGTCCATTCAATGGTGTATTCTCTAATCTTACCATTAGAGTCTCTTTTATAAAGAGTATTTAATTTAAATATCATTAGTTTCTTTTTTCTTATCTTTATATAATGCTTCTAGGAAATGTCTGTTTTTCTTGAGATATGCTTTAGCCGTTGGATAAGGTGTTTCACCATAATCCATACGCTCTTTACAATTCTCTGAATACATCCATCCAACAAAATCTAAAAATGATCTTCTTTGGAATAATACCATTAGAAAGGTCCTCCTACATTGATTTCAACTTCTTTGAATTTTCTTCTTGATTTTGAAAACGCTGTTATTGGTTTTTTGAATTCCACATACTCATTGGAACCATCTTTGATATAAGCTTTCAATGCTCCTGCTTCGTTGAGTATGTAAGTGTGTGCTGGGACTTTAAAGTGATCCACTTTATCCCATTTAGTTATTTCTTTAAGGCCTTTAAGCATTTAATAAACTCTTGATTGGTGCTCCACATTCTCCACACTTTCTTGTACCACCAGCAGAGTATCCGCTAATGTAATGTGGACCTGTCCAGGCTACCGAGTATTCTTCGAAGATATTTCCTCTAGCTTGATTCAACGCTGGAGCTCTCCAACCCGCTGCTTTGAGTATGTCTCCTTCTTTGAAGTTAGGGTTGGTTAAATTGATAAACCCCCAGACTGAATTACCAGCAATGATTTTAAGATATTTACGACCGCCGGGTT